ATACTTTGTTAAATAAAATGTTAAGTATTGTCGCAAGTCGTATATTATATCCTGAACTGATTATTAGAAGTTGTGTATCAATAGCAACTAATTTAGTAACAAGTGTCAATTATCTAATTACAATTTCCAAATCGGATGCAGAACTGCAAAATCTGTTAACAGCGAATGATATTATTGAAGATATAAATATAATTAAAACTTTTATAGAAGAAAAGCAAATTACAAATCATAGTGAAACTGTAAAGATATGTATAGAGAATTTAAACATTACATTGTCAGAATTAGAAAAGAATATCAAATCTATAACTACAAAGATAGAAATGCATAAACATTTATGGTTTAATTATTTAAGAAGTTATAACATTGTCGAAGAAAAGAAACAAATACCTTTTTTAATAAATAAAATGAAACATAGGTTTGAATTATTGATTAAAATATGCGCAAATGTTAATTAGATTCTTCTATTTTAGATTCCATAATGTATTCTAATAGTTCTTTATAACTATTATAGACTAAATAGTCTGGCATTTCTTTGCTTTCTATTGTGTATTCTACATTTGTTTCTGCACAACCAGACCTTGATTCTATACCACATTCGTTCACTCCCATTTTAATAGCGAAATATCCTGGGAATTCATATCCAGGAGCCCAATCCAATCCCCACGAGTTTTTACAGACCCAATATCCGTCTTGAAAACCTTCTCGTAAGTCTACACCTTTATCAACCCAACCTACAACTTCTATTGCATGACCACCCACAAATCTATCCCCGGTGCGAACATATACTGAATTTCCAAGAAAGTTATAAAAATCTTCATAAACGGAAATACTTCCAAAGAATGGTCCATCTTTTAAAAGTTGCATCTTCATATTATAAATATTTTCTTCTATTAATTTATATTCTTCTTCGGTTTTATTTTTTATAGACTCTCTTTTTAAAAATTTACATAATGACTTAACAGTACCTTGTTCTACAGAAATACCTTCTTTTGAAGGAACACATTGTGAAGCTGTTTGTAAATATTGACTATCAATTGATAACTTAAATCCTGTATTTTGTAACCATATTAAAACATCTTCTGGTGCTTCTCCATCGCATGGATTTACCCCAGTGTAACAAGATAAAAGTTGTTGGACATTTAAATCTTTTCCGAATTTTATTATTTTTATTGTAACATTATCGGAAAGCATACTACATATTACAAAAGCCCAGCAAGCACCACACCGTCCTTGGTCTCTTACAGGTGAAAAATATTTAGGATTATAAATATAAATGTCAGGAAAGTTTTGATTCTTTTTAAAATCCTTTAATGGGGAAATCAAAGGTTTTAGAGGTGTTACTACTTTGTAATAATGTTGAAAAAAATCTTTATTTACTGGAGGAAATACTCGATTATAATATTCTGGATCTATTCGTTTTAAATCGATTAAATAATATTGGAGTATAATATATATAAGAATTATAAGAATAAATATAAAAATTATAATCATTATTTATTCTTAGTAATTATATTTTTTTTTTACAGTTGTTTTTTATAAAATATGACACTTGATTTTACACATATTATCGTGTGTAAAATCATTAGTTTATAGATATACTAATATAATAGGTTAAAATATATATGAATAAAAAAAACCATATAAAGAAACTGAAGATAATTTCAAATAAGTAAAAATGACTTTGAATCAATTTTGTAGTAATAACCCTTTAAAGAAAAGAATAAATGAGTTTGTACTCAATGCTAATAAAATTATGTTTGAAGCTTTACACCAGTTTTTGTGGGAATTTTAAATCTTCGATGCTTTAAATTCGTAAATCATATATAAACCTAATAAAAATAAAACTAGACCTTGGTTATAAAGCATTTGTTGTATTTTTCTAACGAATCTAACGTTAGTTGGAGTATTCTTAACATTTATCAAAAAAATAGCGGTACAAGAAATAATTAAAGATATTATTAATACTTTATATATTTGTGTTCTTTTGTTTTCATCCATTGTGATATTATATAGAAAGACGAAAGCCAAAATGAATACAGCAATACCACCTTGTATAAAACTTTGTTGTGAAGACATATTCATTCTTTCTGTTTCTATATCTGAAACATTTGTTGCACTATTAAAAAGATTAAAGAGAGTAATAATGATATAAATAATAAAGAAAATTTCAGAGTAGTTGACAATCCCAAAAATTTTAAAAGATAACCACAATATAGTCCATATTATCGTAGCTATTATAACAACATAAAGAGAAGTTTTATCTATTCTTAATCCGAATATATTGAATGTTGGTACATCTTTTAATTTACTACTGTCTTCTAATAAATTTTGAATATCAAGAGATGTTAATTTCTTTGTTGGTTTAGTAGTATCCATTTATTATAAATAATATTTTATAATATTATTTATTCATTGTAATAATTATAAAAGTAAATTCAAAGTAAACAAACCTTTAGATTGATTTTTTAAAGTATTTTTTAATTTAAATATTATTGTTATTAATATAAATAGGATGAACGATTTTAGTGATATTCAAATGGTGCATCAACCAGAAAATTTAAAAATAAGTCTTTACAATCATCAGTTAGCAAGTATTTACAATATGGAAAAGTTAGAGAGTGACAATATAATATGTTCCAACACAAAAGAATTTAAAGAAACAAAAATAGGTGTAAATTCTGATATATCAGGATTTGGGAAATGTCACGCAATTGGTACTGAAATTTTAATGTTTGATGGCACTATTAAACTAGTCCAAGATATTGAAGTTGATGATTTGTTAATGGGTGATGATTCAAAACCAAGAAAGGTTTTGTCTTTGGCTAGGGGTCAAGATGAAATGTATGATATAATACAAAACAATAACGAAAAGTATACTGTTAATAAAGAACATATACTATGTTTAAAATCTGACAAGTGTCCATATATAGAAAATGATACTGTTAATCAAAAATATATTGTTCATACAATAGAAAATAATAAGTTTATTTTTAAAACATTTAAATATAATGAAGATAATCAAAATATTATAGAAACTCAGGTTAATAATTGTTTTAATAATACATCCAAAGTTATAGAAATATCTGTGCGAGATTATCTAAAATTAAATTATTCCCAGCAAAATACTTTAAAAGGGTATAGAACTTCGGTTGAATTTTCAGAAAAGTCTTTAGAAATAGATGCATATATGTTAGGTTATTGGATTGGTAATAAATCATATTCTAATTTAAACAATGATAGTGTCATTTATTATTTTAAAACATGTACTGATGTAAATAAATTACTAATAAAGAAGAAGACGATTAAATATAAGATAAAAAAATATATAAAATATCTAACAACAAATAGAGGTCCTGAAATGAATTTTTCAGAAATTTTTATAAGTAAGTTAAAAAGATTAAATTTAATTGATAATAAGCATATACCTTACATATATAGATGTAATACAAGAGAAAACAGATTGAAATTATTAGCTGGATTACTTGATAGCGAAGGTTATTTGGTGGATAATTCTATTTATAAATTTTCGTCTAATAATGTTCAACTTGTCAATGACATAGTTTATTTGGTTAGAAGTCTAGGTTTTATTTGTAATAAAAAACTAATATATCAAATATCACCTACAGAAGATAAACATAATGTATATACTCTAAGTATATATGGTAAAAACTTATATGAAATTCCTTCTTTAATTTTCAAACAAAAATTTAATAGTAATAAATGTAATATAGATAATTTATTATATAATATTAATATCAAATATAATTCAAAAAATGATTATTACGGTTTTACTTTGGACGGGAATAGTAGATATCTACTCGGAGACTTCACCGTAACTCATAATACTTTGTCAATGATAGGATTGTTAATGAGAGATAAGATGGAATGGAGTACAGATACTCCATTTGTTTTCGAAAAAATAAAAATACAGGCATATGGAAGAGTTAAGAGTTATGAAATAACTAGATATAATAAAATACCTTCAAATTTGATTTTAATGTCACAGTCTATAATAGGACAGTGGGAACACGAATTATCATATACGAATTTAAAATATATTAGTATAAAAAATAAACAAGATTTAACCGAATTACAAGCTGAAGAGTATGACGTTGTTTTAGTTATTCCTACAATGTATAATAAACTAGTTACCTTATATTCAAATTGTGCTTGGAAAAGATTTATTTTCGATGAACCTGGAAATTTAAAAGTACCGGGTATGTTAGATGTGTATGCAGGTTTTTCTTGGTTTTTAACTTCTACACCAATGCAAATATTTTTTCACCATTATAGATGTAAAAATACTTTCATGCAAAAAATAATAAGTACAAGCTACAGTGAATTTGAAAGTTTGTTTAAAGATATAATTATTCAAAATGAACCATCATTTATCAAAGCTTCATTTGAAATACCTAAAACATATCACCATTATTATCAATGTCATCAACCGATATATAATATTATATGTAATTTTGTTAATGACAATATTAAGAATATGATAGAAGTAGGGAACATAGAAGGTGCTATAATAACTTTAGGGGGAGATAAAACTTCAAATATAGTTGATTTAATACTTGATAAGAAGAAATCGGAGTTAGCGGAATTAGAAGTCAAAGTTCAAATATATAAATTAAGACAAGATGAAAATAAAATAATTGATATCGAAGATAAAATAAAAAGAATTAATAATCAAATTAAGGACTTAGACAGTAAATATAAAGATATGTTTAAAAATCCATGCAACATATGCTATGAAAAATTAAAGAATCCTGTTTTAGAATTTAATTGTCAGAATTTATTTTGTGGGGAATGTTTATTAATATGGTTACGTCAAAAAAATAGTTGTCCACTATGTAGAATTGTCGTTGATCCAAAGAAATTAATATATATAAAAAATGAAGATTCACAAGAAGAAAATAATGTTTACAATGAAGATAAAAATATGACTAAACTTGAAAAAATAGTAGATATTATAAATAAAAACAAAAATGGTAAATTTTTAATATTTTCAGATCATGATGGTTCTTTTTTAGCAATTAATAAAGTTTTAAAAGAAAATGAAATATCGTGTGTGCAAATTAGAGGTAATATAAAAACAACAGAAAAGAACTTAAGGTCTTTTAAATATGGGGATACAAGTGTTATTTTTTTAAATTCAAAGTTTAACGGAGCTGGAATTAATTTACAAGAAGCAACTGATATAATATTATATCATGAAATGCATTTTAATATAGAAACACAAATACTTGGAAGAGCTAATAGAATAGGTAGAAAAATATCTTTAAACGTACATCATCTACAAATTAAATCTTAATACATACACCCCTGTATACAAACTAATATTTTATAATTTATTTATTATAAAATATTCTTATATACACCATGGTATAAAGCAATTAATCTTTTTCCTGATGATAATTTTTCTTTTATCAACTAATAGTAGTATATCTATGAGTTCTGGACATACTTTATCTAAAATAACATCTATTTCTTCTGAATTAATATTTTCATACTTCAAGAACTTCTTTATTGTTTGTATTATAAGTGTTTTCTTATCCATTCCTTCCATATTAAAATTTTCTACGAACTTCATCAATTGTGTTATGGTATAAATTAAATTAGTAATGATCGTATTTTTCTCATTTCTTACAAGAAGTTTTAGGTGTTCGAACAATTCATCTTCTATTTGAAGTTCAGAATTAATTAAATCGTCATTAGTAGTAATAATGTCTTTTTCTTGTTTTAATAATTTTATTGGGTCAGATTCTGAATTGAGGCCATATTTTTCTTTGAAGTATTTTAATTTTTCATCGTTAGTAGTCTTACCAGTGTGTTCTATGATATCTTCGTCGACCTTTAGCTTTTCAAGTTCTTCTTTCAAGCTTTCTATAACATTTTTAACATCTAAATGTATTTTTTCGTCGTCTTCTAATTTTCTATTCTGTTCAATTATTTTATTGTTATGTATTTGCTCATCTTCAATGGTATTTAAATATTCTTTATAATTTAGGTCTTCGACTATATTTTCAAAAT